AATTATTAGCATAAAAGAAAGGGAGAAACTAAAAATTCTCCCTTTTTGTTTCATTTATATTTATATGTATGATTTTACTTAGGGAATTATTTGAGGCTAAACCAAAAACAACTGATTTTTCGGCAATATCCAAAGAATCTGGTAAATTGGTATATTTTAGTACTAAAGACAATATGGATGCTGCAGTTAAAGATGGTACACATGATAAACCTAAAGTAAAAGGTAAAGATGTAAAGACTCCAAAATCTTCTGACTTATTTAAAGGAGATTATGAAAAGGAAAGAGGCGCTTCTTTGGATAAAAAGAATGAGCCATCGGAAGATTTGATAAAAGCAATAACAAGTACAAAAGCTGGTGATAGTACTATTTTCCTTAGTAGAAAAAATAGAAATGGTAAAATTGTAAGAGATGTTCAATTTTCTCAATCAAAAATAACTCCTGAAATAATCAAAAAAACTGCCGATGAAAATGGTATTGATTTGAATCTTATAAATAAATTAGGACCGGATGCTCAAATAAAAAATGAAAGTGGTAGAAACGAAACGGTATCGGAATTAATGGTATCTTTAATTTTTAGAACAATGGAAGCCAATGAGCATTCTCCTGATGGGATTATTCCTGATGACTACTATTATAAAGCATATTCTGAATCAAGAGATAAAACAGCAAAAGCAATTAAAAAAGGAATTAATCCAGACGAAATTCAAAAGCAAGTAGATAAAAAAGCATCTAAAGTAGAATCGGATAAAACGGCATTATATAATAAAGAAACTACCAAAGATATAGCAAATGAATTTCTAAAGGTGAATAATAAAATAATAAATGCACCATCATTCACACCAGCACAAATAGCAAAAGTAGCTAATAAATACAAAATAGATGTAAACAGAATATTAAAACATCCTGAAATGTATATTGATATATCAGGATTTACTCCAAATGATGAAGATTTAAAAGAGTGGGGATATGAAAGTTTAGCTGATTATGCATTAGTTAAATTGGGAAATACTATTGCTTTTGGAATTGATAATGATATTGATAATATGGATGATTTATCAACTTTACAATTAGCATATCCATTGAAATACAAAACCCTTTCGGATGATGAGTGGGCTAAAAAAATGAAAGAGGAAATGGAAAATCCAACAACTGTAGATGGTGGACTTATAAATTTTGTTAAAAAAGAATGGGGTAGTGATACGGATAATTCTTTTGTAGGTATTTCGGAAGCTAATAATAAAAATCAATCTAAATGGGTTAAGCAGCAAGCTAAGAAAAATCCAAATTACATAAAGAATATGTTTTCGTATCAATCAATGATAGATAAAGATGCGTTAAATAGAATTGATGAAATGTTAAAATCAGACCCACCGCCGGTAGTTCATACAAAGGCTTTGTATAGAGGTATGGCTATGACACCAAAGGATTATTCTAAATTTATGAAATCTTTTACGGAAGGTAGTAATATTGATTTACCAATATCTTCATTTTCATTTGATGCATCAACAGCTACTGAATTTGCTAATAATATTGGTAACGCAAATTCAACAATAAATAAAGCAAATAATCAATCTATAATGATTAAAGTGGTAAATTCAAATAATACATTTAACGGATTTTGTATGAATGCAAATGTAGATAACGTATCAGCTAAATCTAAAGATAGTATGTTCTCTAATGATTTTAGAAGTTGGGAAGGTCAACATGAAGTGCTTTTACCATCGAACAATAAATATAAAGTTGTGAAAACAGAAGCTAAAAAAATGGATGGTGGTCGTTCCCTTACTATTATAACATTAGAACAAATTGGTACTAAAAACGAAATTAAGTTAAGAGAGTTTATAGATGACAACGAAAAGGACATTTTAAAGAAACATCTACAATACCCAAACAGGTCATCATTATTATATACACAAGAAGCGGAAAATTAATCCCTTTTTATTTGGTAGTATCAGGTATTTTTCGTATCTTTGAGTAATCTCAAACCCATATAAATGCTTAATTCGGTTATAAAATATACTTCAAAAAAGATTTGGAAAGTCCAATAATTTGTTGTATATTTGTAATCTCTTTATATTTATATACATAGAGGGTGAAGGACACTCACCTAAATAAAACCATAAAACATAAACTCTTAAAACGCAAAAAAATGGCTATTAACTTAGACGCAATCAGAGGTAGACTGAACAAACTACAAAGCACAACTTCAAAGAAAGTAGAACTTTGGAAACCAGCTCCGGGCAAACACACTATTCGTTTAGTCCCTTACAAATTCAACAAAGAGAATCCTTTTATTGAATTATTCTTTCACTACAACATTAACAACAAATCTTATCTATCTCCATCTTCTTTTGGCAGACCTGACCCTATCGTTGAGTTCGCTGATAAGTTGAAAAGAATGGGTGATAAAGAAGATTGGAAAGCTGCCAAGAAAATGGAGCCGAAACTTAGAACATTCGTACCAGTATTGGTAAGAGGTGAAGAAGGTGAAGGTGTAAGATTCTGGGGCTTTGGAAAAACTGTATATCAAGAAATTCTTGGTTACATCGCAGATCCTGATTATGGTGATATTACTGACCCAAATGAAGGTAGAGATATTACTGTTGAAGTAGTATCGGCTGAAGACAGTGGTACTTCTTACCCTGTAACAACAATTCGTGTTAAACCAAAAGAAACTCCTTTAGCAGCAACTAAAGAAGAAACTGATAAGTGTATCAACGGGCAAACCGAAATCACAGACCTTTATCAGGAGTTGACTTATTCGGAATTGAAATCTGTATTAGAAGGTTGGTTAAACCCATCCGCTAATGGTGATGAAGATACATCTACTGCAGCAGCAGAGACGTTATCATCTACCGCAAAAAATGACGAAGCACCTTTTGACGTAGATGCCCCTAAAGCATCGGCTGCAAAAGTAGAAGCATCAGCTAAGAAAGTAGATGATGTGGCATCAGCATTTGATGACCTTTTCAATAACTAATAAGTAAAACAATTTATGGCAAAAGCAACTAAAGAGGTTGACTTGGCGGAAGTACTCGTTGAGTCCCTTAACAAACAATCAAAAGACCAAAAGGTAGCATTCTTTTTAGATAATGATGATGCACCAACAAATGTAGAAGGCTGGGTTTCGACCGGAGCATCTATGTTGGATGTGGCAATATCAAATCGCCCTTATGGTGGATTACCTGTTGGAAGAATCACCGAAATTACGGGATTAGAACAAAGTGGTAAATCATTAGTATCAGCTCACTTACTTGCGGAAACGCAGAAGCTAGGTGGATTGGCAGTATTGATTGACACGGAAAACGCCGTAAGTAGAGAATTCTTAGAAGCCATTGGAGTAGATACAACCAAATTACTTTATGTAGTAGCTGAGACTGTTGAACAATGTTTTGAATATACCGAAACTATTATTGAGAAGGTAAGAACTTCCTCTAAAGACAAGTATGTAACAATCGTTGTGGATTCAGTAGCAGCAGCATCAACTGAAAAGGAGATGGAAGCTGATTATGGTAAGGATGGTTACGCTACGGATAAAGCAATTATCATTTCCAAAGCAATGCGTAAAATCACAAATCTTATTGGTAGACAGAAAATCACATTGGTTTTCACAAATCAATTAAGACAGAAGATGAACGCAATGCCATTCTCTGACCCTTGGACAACTTCTGGTGGTAAAGCAATTGCTTTCCACGCATCGGTTCGTTTAAGATTAAAGAGTATGGGAACGATTAAGGCGAAAGAAAATGGTAACGATAGAATTGTAGGTATTAAAGTTCGTTGTCAAGTAGTAAAGAATAGGATGGGACCACCGTTACGTTCCGCCGATTTCGATATCTTCTTTGACAGAGGAATTGATAACTATGGGTCTTGGCTAGGGCTAATGAAGGATAATAACATTGTAAAACAAAGTGGTGCGTGGTATGAATATACTGATATTGATACCGGTGAAATCATTAAGTTTCAATCGAAAGATTTTCCTTCTACATTAGAATCTAATCAAGAGGTTAAAGAACAAATCTACAAAAGAATTTGTGAAGCAACAATTTCACAATACAAAAAAGATTCACTTGATACTGATAGTTTGGTGACAGACTCAGAAGTGATAGGTGACTAATAAAGGTTACAAAACAATATGAAAGAACTATACAAAAAATTACTCAATGAAGTTGAGACAGAACATGAATCAAACGCCCATAGGGTAAGGAATGGTAGAGTTCTTATCATAGATGGACTCAATACCTTCATCCGTAGTTGGACTACTAACCCCATTATGAATGAGGATGGTGACCATACGGGTGGAGTTATTGGTTCATTAAATTCAATCGGATATCAAATTCGTCAATTTAATCCAACTAGAGTTATCTTAACCTTTGATGGTAAAGGTGGTTCTAAAGGCAGGAAAGAATTGTTTGAAGGATATAAAGCTGATAGAGGTAAGAATCGTTTTAGAGTTAATCGTCAGTATCCTGAAATGATGACTCAAGAGGATGAACAAATTTCAATGAAAAGACAATTTGTGTGGTTAGTAGACTTGTTAGATAGTTTACCAATTACTACAATGATATATGATGGTATCGAAGCAGATGATGTAATTGGACACATAGCTAGGCATGTGCTTGGTGAAGACGAGGAGTGTTACATTGTTTCTACTGATAAAGATTTTTTACAATTAGTGGATGAAAAGACATTTGTTTTTTCACCAACTAAAAAGAAACTCTATAATAGAGAGCTAGTAAAAGAAGAATGGGGAATATATCCGCAAAATCTTTTACTATTCAGAACATTGGATGGAGATAATTCAGATAATGTACCTGGAGTAAAAGGATGTGGATTGAAGACCGTTCTTAAAAGATTTCCTGAATTATCGGAAGATAGAGAAATAACTTTTGATGAATTATTTCAAATCTGCGAAGATAAAAGGAAAGAGGCTAAAATCTATGAAGATATACTTGCACAAAAAGATGATGTTTTAAGAAATAGACAACTCATGCAATTGCAAGAACCACATATTAACACAAATACAAAGTTGAAAATTAATGACCGTTTTGACGAACCAAATAAAAAGTTTGACAAGATGGAATTTATCAAAGCCGCTATGAAGTATAAAATTCTTCAAAACTGGAAAGATATAAACGATTGGTTGAAATCAACATACACGAATATAATAGTAAAATAATTTGGTGGAATCACTAAATTATCGTATATTTGTAAACCAATAAAGATAAATGCAGAGCGAAGATACACTTTCAAAATACGGACAATCATTTCAAACCAAAGTAGTGGCAGCGCTTTTAAGTGATGACAGGATGTTGGATACATTGGGTGATGTTATCCATAAAAAATTCTTTGAAGCAGAAACAAATAAATGGATTGTAGATGAGGTAGTGGCGTATTATAACGAGTATCATAGATTACCATCATTGGATGTATTTAAAGTGCAAGTTTCTAAAGTTGATAATCCGGTTTTACAAAAAACAATAATAGTACAATTAAAAGAAGTTTATCAAAGTATTGGTGGTTTAGACCTACAATATATTAAAGATGAATTTACTTCATTTTGCATTAATCAAAACTTAAAGAATGTAATTGTACAATCAATCGATTTACTAAAATCAGGCAACTATGATAAAATCAAAGAGTTGGTTGATAAGGCACTAAAGGTTGGTATTGATGCTGATTTAGGTATGGATTACTTAAAGGATTTTGAAGAACGTTATGATGAAACGTCTAGAGATACGGTTCGTACTGATTGGGAATGTATTAATGAATTGATGAATGGGGGTTTAGGACCAGGTGAATTAGGAGTTGTAGTAGCACCATCCGGTGTTGGTAAGACTTGGGTTTTAGCAGCATTGGGAGCAGCAGCTGTAAAAGCTGGAAAGACAGTGGCTCACTATACATTAGAACTTTCACAAGGGTATGTTGGATTACGATATGATACTGTGTTTACACATATTGCATCATCTGAGTTATCACAAAGGAGAGATGAAGTATTGGATAAAGTAAAACGATTAAAAGGTAAAC